CACAAGAAGAACCGTGCATCTCATTAGGATTAATATCTAAATGAACTTCACAGTGCTTGTCTTCTACTACGTCTATCAACTTCATATAAAGTTCTGAAACCTTATATACTTCATTCATCAGACGAAATGATGGACGATCTTTCTTTTGATCATAGTCACGCTCACGCACGACTTCACCAAAGATCTTACATCCACGATTACCATCAATGTGAACAACAACAACTATAGTATAGTCAGCATGCCAATGATTGTCAACCATCAAACGTTCAGAATCCACACCCATATAGATTTTTGTTTCTGGAGAACAATTTGTGATATAATCTTTTACTTCGTCGAAGTTCATTTTAGCAAACATGACACACCTGTTTTTTTAAATGGAGCGGGATAAGAGACTCGAACTCTTTTCTACAGCTTGGAAGGCTGGGGCACAACCCATATACCAATCCCGCGTTACTATTATATATAATGGCGCACTGGGAAGGATTCGAACCCTCGACCCACGGAGTAGAAATCCGTTGCTCTATCCAGCTGAGCTACCAGTGCATTATTTGGAGTCCCGAGAAGGATTCAAACCCTCAACCTTTGGTTCCGTAGACCAATGCTCTATTCAGTTGAGCTATCGAGACTTGTGACAACATTTTTGAAAACATTGTCAATTAAAGATTTTGAAGTTTTTACGCCATATTGATTAATGAATATTTTTACTGATGATTCTAACATAGTAGAAGCTAAAAGCAACATATCGTTCTGGTCATCAGTCATCATCATCTGACGATCTATAGGCCTAAACAATTCTTGTCTACGTTTCAATAAATCATCATTATCCATAAATTTAAACCTAAATTGGAGGAACCACCCAGATTCGAACTGGGACCTCAAGGATTTGCAGTCCCGCACATTACCGTTTTGCTATGATTCCATTAATCTATTTATGTGGCAGGTGCGGTATCCGTCCATTATAATGGACTCCCATGCTCCTCTTATCGGTCGATCAACCCGATCCTACTTTACCCCTTGCTGCAGCTGGGGCGCTCTAGGCTTTCCTTACCACGGATTGGTAGGCGTGCTAGGATTTGAACCTAGTCAAGAACAGTCATCTACTGCTAAAGGGATTATAAAGCCCTCCCGTGTACCAACACCCACGCCCATGTTTGGATCCAGAAGATGGATTCGAACCACCGACACTCAGATTCAGAGTCTGATGTTCTACCAACTGAACTATTCTGGAATAGAATGGCGCTCCTGAAGGAAATCGAATCCTCCTCGCCCGTTTGACAGACGGGTCGCCTCACCAGATGCGTACAGGAGCAATTTGGTTGCGCTGCCGTAGAATCGCACTACGTTTTTCTGGGTATGAACCAGAAAGGATACTAACCCCCCGCCCGCAATAAACTGAGACAGTTCCGATATCACCCATCGTCACTGACAACCGTTGAGCAGAGTCCGCGGACTCTTTGTATCAGGTTGGACCCTGATGCTGTTTGCCTATGGTGCCCCCACGACGACTCGAACGCCGGACCTACTGATTACAAATCAGTTGCTCTACCAACTGAGCTATAAGGGCAAAAATGGTGGAGATTAACGGGATCGAACCGTTGACCTATTGCTTGCAAAGCAATCGCTCTCCCAACTGAGCTAAATCCCCATGGTCTCGGCGGAGAGATTCGAACTCCCGACCCTCTGGTCCCAAACCAGATGCGCTACCAGACTGCGCTACGCCGAGTCAATACTGACAATTATGAACTGAGTGTTGATCCAATACCCAGTGATCCATTTATTTATGGTTGTATCATAACGCTTAATCATAGTGACCACCTTGTCTTGTTTGAAGTTCTAGGTTTGATCTTGAAGTCTCGTTTAGAATAACACTCAATAAGACCCATTAGAATACGAATCTCATTCTTGACCATGCCATCGACTGTCCAATGAGGATAATCTTTCTGACATGATCTGATATAAGAAACATATTCCTCAGTGCACTTTTGAGCATACTCATCCGCATCAGTGACAGAATCTTTGTCTTTTGAAGCGAGGAAGTATATCTTATATGCTTTGGAGAGATTATTTATTGCGTTCTGATCATTCATCATATTCATAATATACCACATTTTCTATATTATGTCAACCAGGCTTTTTGACTACCTCAAGATAATCAAAGTTATATCCTGCTGCTTTTAAGAAAGTTTCAAACTGTCCTACTACTGTATCAATGTGAGCATCTGTGCCATCAAATGCGATATGGATTAAGCTATGCGTTGGTTCGCCTTTTAGATCAACATTCTCGTACTCACATTGCAGTGTATAAGTTACCTTATATGGTTCAGTCATAGCATCCTCATTTCAAATTGAAAAGTGTGGGTGCGTGGCTCACACGCTCGCCTGCTGTCCCACTCCAGCGCCCTCAAACGATACTTTCCTGGTTAATGGAAAGCATTGAGGCGTAGGCGACTCGGTACTCACAGGAACCACCCTGTTTGTATTCTCCGACTGTCCCCCCTACGGTACATTCAGTCTCTAACCCGGAAGTTAGAGGTGCCAACTGACGTATCAGATTGGCGATAAAATGGTGGGTGAGGTTGGATTCGAACCAACAGTGTTACCTATAAGGACCGGATTTACAGTCCGGGGATGCACACGCCATAGCATCAACTCACCCATATGGTTGGCATAGGTGGTTACGATCCACCGACCCCTGTCTTATCAGGACAGTGCTCTACCACTGAGCTATACGCCAGTATTATGGTGCCTGAGGAGAGGATCGAACTCCCGACATCTGCTGTGTAAAAGCAGCGCAACTACCGCTGTGCTACTCAGGCTAATTTGGCGTGGGCTAACTTCAGGCTAGCGGCCATCCGCTTATCTCTTGTCGTACCCCCACGCAGCACGACCGTAGATGCTCCAAAGAAGTCATTGTGGCACAGAGCAACTCACACCACAATCAAGTTAGGCACTTTCTGTCCTAACAATTGGCTCCCCGACCAGGGCTCGAACCTGGGACAATTCGATTAACAGTCGAACGCTCTACCAACTGAGCTATCGGGAATTAAACTTTAATAGCGCTACCACTTATTATAGGTTATTAACGAGTACAAACCTGTCGCGGAACCATACCATGGCGAGTGCGTTCCCAGTTTGTAAAACATTCATACCGACGAGGCGGCATAGGAGCATAGCGTTGCTCATAACGAGGCTGATAATAAACAGGACGCTGAGGTTGATATACCTCATTAGCAATCACTGCACCTGCAACTGCGCCAACAGCACCTACTGTTAAGAGTTGCTGCTCTCGTACTGTACAACCAGCCAATGCACAAGCACCAACTGCAACCAATAGAAACTTATGCATCACGACCTCCATATTAGCAAACTGTTTATTTTGGTGAACCATGCAGGGATCGAACCTGCGACAAAGAGATTAAGAGTCTCCTGCTCTACCGGCTGAGCTAATGGTCCTTGTAGTGGTGAAGCGTAAGGGAGTCGAACCCTTCTTACAGGAGTGAAAATCCTGGATCCTAACCGATAGACGAACGCTCCAAAACTGCTCGGTACAATTGGGACTGGGTTGTAACCCGTGTACCCCACTCAGTTGGCAACTACCAACTCCTTCGGAACAATCGTACCGTTGACCGACGAGTGTATATTATGGTGGACTCTCTGGGATTCGAACCCAGGACACGCGGATTAAAAGTCCGATGCTCTACCGACTGAGCTAAGAGTCCAATACTTATTAGGTGTGATGTTATGTTATAGATATGGATAGACCGCCATACCGTTCGCTTTAATCTGCAACCTTATGCATGGGAGCAACCCCAATTTTCAGTTGCAACTCAGTTTATGCCGTGCCTGCAGGACAGAGGGCTCCAGGGACTGTGCGCTGCCCAGGAACACTGGGATTTTCCATAACACCACACCTAATAAGTTGTTTCTACAAAGATACACTCGTCAGCCTCGGGACTCAAACCCGCTTGGTTTAAAGGATGTGCCTCACTGGCAAGTGTATCCATGAAGAAACAACCGTTACACCCACTGTGGGGTAAGAATCCTAGCTTTGGGAGCCAGAATCCCCGGTGTTTCGTCTTCCAACAATGTCAAACAGCGTATTGTATTATATATGATATTTCTCAGAATGTCAACCGTTACTTTCGGTATTATCTGAAAAATGTTGCGCTGCAAACCCGATTATCATCAAAGTCACCAGCACAAGGAACGGCGCGAAAATTACCAGTGTAGCATCCATCTTCGTTCTCCTTCATTTCATCCTATAATTTATTATAGGACGTTTTTGGAATAATGTCAACCATTAAATTTACTAATTTACTGGCGAACAGAAGAGCTACATGAGATGATACACTCGCTGTAACATGGCGCCTTCCATCAACACCGTCGAAGCCCGTCAGAACGAACCCAGCAGTGCCAAAGTGGTTGCTATCACGAGAATACAGACGAGCCATAGTCTCCATGAAATCTCGCAGATCTTCCCAAGAATCATAGAGATCTCGGACAGAATCATTCATTATAAAAACTGCTTGTGCAGTCTTTTCGAAGCAGTAGTCGTCAAAGATAAGCTCATTCTGCATCAGTTTAGCTCCGCTGAAGTATCGTACCAGTTGTCCGTCTCGAAGCGAGAATCTGCATCAAGATCTGAACGCTCCACGCCAAAGAAGTCATAGTACTCTTGGTCGGTCATAAGAGCCTCACAGTAGATCCACAGATCACCATCTTGATGAAGGTGCCAGCGGTTGCCGTAAGGATCGGTATGGACGGCGTTGATATACACCATATGCCAAGCATCCCAGTAATTCTCTGATTCTGGATGGTCAGGACCACGAAGAAGAATCTCGATGTCTTCCTGATCTATGCCGGTCCAATTGGTAAAATCGAACCGAGCAAAGATCTGGGGGATGTAGACACCCATAGCGTCAGAAACAAGAAGATCTATACCACTCATTTTCATCTCTCCTTATTGGTACTGAGGTTCAGCAGGAGCGCCGAGACGACGCTCCTCTATGACACAGTAGCCGCCTGAGCGGCAATGTTCCCAAGCAGCCTCAGCTGCTAAGCGAGACTGATACACGCCGAGGCACTCACAGCCCTCGTACTCATGACCCACTAGAAGCACATATACAACCATCTGACATCTCCTTCATCTCATCCTATAATTGAATATAAGATCTTTTTGGAATAATGTCAACCGGCAGCAGCAAAAGATTCAGAATATTTTAGATCAGGCAAAGCGCCAAAGCTAAGGTCATGTAGCAGGATCTCTAGATCCATGGTAGAGTAAGTGTAAAAATAATTCTTACACTTCTTATTGTAGTGCTTACCTACCCACTCTTCTTGCAGGTCTGTAGAGGTCAGACGATAAGCCATTCGCTCATTGATACAGACAAAGACGAGCTCTATAGGAACATTGTAAAGCGTAGCTACTGCTACGTAGTCCTCGACTTGCTTGACGTCTACAGTGAGTTTGCCGTCCCAAGAATCCTTGAACTTCACCTCAATAAATTTCTGCTTCCCGTCTTGATTTTCTACTAGAAAATCTGGGAGTCGCAGGCCTCTACTACGATAGCCCTCGCCAAAATATTCCTCGACTGTCTGTATAGACTTGGTCTCAGGAAGATCTTTGTAGTATTCCATGACTAGTTTTTCTGCAATCTGACCCATAGCCAAAGCAGTCTCAAAGCGTGTCTTTGTCATATTAGAACTTTCCACTGTATTGATTTTTCCACTTAGAGCCTTTTACAGCATGACCTTCGCCAGAAAGCAGAATGTCATAGAACATCTTCATCAGTTCTACTGAGTCCCTCTTCTTGGCAATGTTGAGTCGCAGACGGACCATCTTCATAGGATCAGTCTTCCGGATGGAAGTCTCGTGAGCTGATTCTATGATAGAAAGAGAAAACTTGACCGCTTCAGGGAAAGGCATTCTGCCAATTTGTTCGATCTTCTCAGGTGTCAGGTTGAGCTTCATCTAAATTCTCCTTAGATTTCAACGAGATCTGCGTTCAGCTTCAGAAGCAAGAACTTGTAGACGCCATTGATCTTGTCGCGGAGAGCATCAGCAAGACCAAAAGCACCACCATCATAAGCAAGAGAATAGTTCTCTTCTAGGTAGGTCAAGAGGTTGCGAAGCTCATCTACTGTCATCTTTTCCATCTGCTATCTCTTTCATCTCATCCTATAATTGAATATAAGGTTTTTTTAGAATAATGTCAACCGGGCTTTTCAGAAGGATTTTTGAGAGCTACAAGCCTATTTTTAGGGATTTTGGGTTCTAACCCATTGAATTCATTCACAAAAAACCCCATTGAAATCATTGAGTTTTTTCTAACCGCTTGATAACAATGGGGAATTTTTTTGAGATTTCGGTCAGAAGATCAGAATGCCCATCAGTGTGGGCTCTGACTCAGTTTATCAATTTCTTCAGTTTGTCCTTCTTCTCGGCATCCATCCCAGATCCAAAGGAAGATTTAGAGAAAACTGGTGTGTCATCCTGGAGCGTCTGCTCAGAGGAATCTACATCAAAAAGACGCATTTTAGCTCGCTCGATGCCGACCACAAAGCGACGGTTAAGTGTCGGATCATTGTAGCGGTTCTTGAGTTGCTTGACCATCAACTGACCTAGTCCCTCTAGCTCTTCGGTAGAGATGAGAGCGAACATGAGGTCTGCAGTTGCGGGCAATCCAAAGGACTCAGACGTGTCTGTCAATTCAACATCCGAGTTACCATATCCACCTCGGGTAGTTTGAGTAGCAGAAAAGACAGGAACATTAAACTCAACAGCAAGGCCGCGTAGCTCTTCAGCGATAGCTTTGATATATGTGTAAGAGTTGACATTAGCGCCAGATTTAATGCGACTAGAAGAACATATATTAAGATAATCAATGTAAATAATATCGGGTATAAAATTTCTTTTAATCCTGAGTTCATTGAGTAGGTGCCTGAAGTGAGCGGAGCCTGCAGATGCAGTAGGATACTCCTTGATGACCAACTTGCCAATGGTGTTCTTGCGAACCTTGGAAATTTTCTTGTCATATGCTTCTCTCGAGAGAGTCGCGAGTTCGTCTACAGTCACGTCTAGAAGATTAGCATCAATACGCTCTGCGATCTTTTCTTCTGCCATTTCCATGGTGATGTAGAGAACATTCTTTCCTTGAGTCAGGTTATAAGAAGCACAATGACACATGAATAGAGATTTGCCAACACCGGTGCCAGCCAATGCAATGTTGAGAGTCTTTCTAACCAGACCCCCCTTTGTGATCTTATTGAGTAGCTCCAAGTCGAAAGGAATGTGTTCTTCCTTGCGATGATAGAAATCAAATCTGTCATCAGCATTAGCAAAGTAGTCGTGACCAATAGAAACATCAAAACTAACGCCAAGGGCATCTGACAAGAG